ATCCCAGACCTGAGCCACGACCTGAGCCCTGACCTGATCCCCGACCTGAGTCCTGACCTGATCCCCGACCTGATCCCAGACCTGAGCCCCGACCTGATCCCTGACCTGATCCCTGACCTGAGCCCAGACCTGATCCCTGACCTGAGCCACGGCCTGATCCCAGACCTGAGTCCTGACCTGAGTCCTGACCTGAGTCCCGACCTGATCCCAGACCTGATCCCCGACCTGAGTCCCGACCTGATCCCAGACCTGAGCCCTGACCTGATACCTGAACTGAGTCCCGACCTGATCCCAGACCTGATCCCTGACCTGATCCCCGACCTGAGTACCAAAAAACTTTCTCAGTATCGTCCACGCCAATGCGCCGCCAATGGTCGCGGCATAGGGGCTTCCCATTCTCAAGATAACCATCGGTTTCTTGAGATTGCACAATTCATAGGCTTTAAGTGCCGCTTTAGTGGCAGCGTCAAAGTCTGCTGGTTCCGTGGATAATCCGATCGACACCCATTTATACACCCATTCCGGGAAACGGGCCTTCTGTTCCTCTGTTAAGTCTGATATTTTTTTCATAATTTTCCTCTCAAGCGTGATTCATTAAATCCAATATTCCATAACCTGCGAATACCTGGTTTTCTTCCAGTCTTTCCGCATGTAATACCCTTCCTGCCGTATCTCCCTAATTCTCTCCGATAATCTCAGACACCCAAACTTTTCATAAGCAATAGCCGGTGTAATCCGTTTACCGGATGATAGATAGGCAATAATCATGTCTTTCTGGCTTTTACGTTTCATGATGGCTCCTATGTGTCAGTTAGGATTTTGCGTAATGTCCTGCGTTCCTGAGAAATTGAACAGGCCATAGATCACTACCCATTCCTCATTATTGAACCCTTCCCGTATTTCCTTGATTCCGTATTCATCCATTCTGAAAAGGCGGTCCAGAATTTGTCTTTGGGTTTCCCGTTTGACCTCGTTGCTTAGAGATACAAGCGGGGTTTTCGCCCATTCATAATCATTGATTGTTCGATGGTGACTTCATCAGAAGAGAATATCATCATCAATACCAGCAGCTGGGTTCTCGTTCTCATTTACCTGAGAAGATCGAGGATTGGTGTCTCCCCATTCCTTTGCCTTCTTTAGCTGTTCTTTCATGCCTTCAGAGAGCTTTTCGAGAACTGCCGGTTTGCGATCAGAGAAGTCCCAGATTAGTAATTCCGCTTGGGGAATCGGTGCGGTCATGCCTTCCGGCACAGGCCCGATAGTTCCGATATTCACGAAGTCTCCATTGTGAGTGATATTGGCGAATCCGCTTTTTCCGAGCATGGTGGCTATGTCGAAAGCGTCTGCCTCTTCTTGGCTGGAGAAGTTCTTGCCCCGCCACTGCTGGATAAACTTGCAGAGCATGGAGTTCAGGAACATGGAGAACGAGAAAGTGGCGAAGATGGCGAATGGTTTGCCAGCTGCTTCCCCATCCGACAAGAGCTTGGATGACTCGAACTGCAACAGTATTTTATGCTCATCCTTGTTCTTGTTGAGGTTAAAGACCGTCCCTTTGTCGATGATCCGGGTACAGACAATTGTTGCCCATCCCTCTGGGTGTTTCTCGTATGCCTTGCTGCTGTTCTTTGGTGCTTTCATTGGTCTATTCTCCTTAGCTTTACGCTATTTACGATAGTTGGACAGCCCTAGTGCTGCTGCTACAAAGTCAACATCATCCTCAGTAAATCCTAGGATTCCTTTACTGCTAAATCCTCCGGGGCTGTGGCCTGAATTCGCCAACCAGAGCATGGCTCTTAATAGCCTAGTAAGCCGTTCCTCCTTCTCCAACTGGTCTTGATGCTGTGCAGCGGAATCATCTTCTGGAAATCCCTCGTTCATCTTGGTTCCTCCATAATAATTCCACACCCATTAGGGCAGAATAACTTGATGTTCAGCCTGTTACCGCATTGTGCGCAGATAGGATGCTCTGCGTCTTGCAAGATAACCATCTTGGGCTTCTTGAAGATGGCATCTTCTATCTGCTTTTGGGCTTTGAGAAAGTAATCAAGGTCTGGTGTTAGATTCATAATCCCTCCTAATGTGGTTTGCATAATAACTCCGTTAAATTGGCCTCGACCTCGACCTCGACCTTCTTGACCCAGACCCCGACCTCGACCCAGACCAAGACCAAGACCTCGACCCAGACCAAGACCTCGACCTTCTTGACCCAGACCAAGACCAAGACCTCGACCCAGACCAAGACCCCGACCTCGACCCAGACCACTTTTGTTTTGCCGACCTCATTTCAGTATTCCGAAACTTTCAATAGAATTGGTTGAGACATACCAATCACGCGGTAGAGGCTGCGCGTCTTTCCATTTCTTGTCGGAAAATTCTCCGGTTTCGTAAACGATAGCGGCGTCAGTCAATAATACGCATTTCTCGTTTACGCCAGATAACTTTCCGGTATAGATGTAATTCATACAAAACAGGGTAACTCTCTCGCCTAACAGCTTTTCCAATCCTTCACCCGATACTTCCTCTATGATTCGCTTCATAAATCCTCCGTTATGTCTGATTCTCCAACAACTGTTGAGTAATGATAGAAGCTGTCAAATTCCTAGCTACGTCCTGCGCACTGTTTACCAGACCCTCAGCGCAGATTTCTAGGATCTTTTGACACGCATCTTCATCCAACCGTAGCTGGATTTACCCTGTGGGGTTCTTGAAGGAAATTGTACCTTCCATTTTCCCTTCGTTTGGCCCATAAGACATTCTACGAATCGTCAAATGCTCTAATTGCATAATCCCTCCTGTTGTCCTGTAAAACGAAGCATGGCATAGCTAAAAACAGAATGCAAGTAACTTGTTGCTTTTATTTTCTGGTTGTGAAACACTACAAATATGGATGATTACATAGAGAAGTTATTGGCCTCCCGTCGCAGAAAACAACGCATTCTCAAGAATCTGGCGAAAGGGATGAAACCGGCAGAAGTGGCAAAGAAGGAAGGATGTACACGACAATATGTGGAACAAGTAAGGAAAAATGAAACTGGAAACTGACGAAACTATGGAAGTCCCTCTGCGTAACCTCCCTGAGCTTCCTGAAGGGGATTATGTAGGGTATCTCTATGGAGATGACGAAAGGGAAGATTTGCTGATTCACTTGTTCAAGAAAGCAGCTTAACGCAGTGTTATATTTCGTAGGTTAAGACATGGAAAAAGTATGGGACATTAAGCTGTACAAAACAAAGGCCGGTTACAAAGTGAAGATTGAAGGCCGTATTGCCTGCATAAAGATCAAATTCGATGTGTAAGCCGGAAACAAAAAGGCCCAGAAAGGTAAGGAATCTAACGTGGAGTTGAGCGAGCGGAGCGCCGCAGGCGCGGAGTCCGCTCGAACGCAGGGTTATGCTGCTGCGGCGGCGAAAAGGAGAAAGACATGATTGCAGGAACACTTTGTACGCTGGCTGGTGTGGTGTGGATGGTTGGCGCGTACTGGCAGCAAAAAGCGCGGCAGCCAGGAATGGCGGCGATGTACATTGCAATTGGGGCGCTGAACATAGCGGTCGGGGCAATGTACTTATGCTGCGGCATAACTTAATGTTAGTGACCACTACCATTAAAACTGGCGCAGTTACTAGGTTTTAACGGTAGTACACGCAAACTTGACAGGTAACCGAAGGGTCTTTAAATGATACGCTAGACATGACGCGAGCTAGACATCTTAGAAAACAGCACAAGTCTGAAACCCTGAGGTCCGCCACCTCCGAGAAACTTCTGGCATGGTGCTATGCGATTGTACGGGGCGCACAAGGGACAGGCGGGGCTAAAGCCCCAAAAGAGAAAACAACGGAGGCAGTCAGTCGCATATTGCAGACCCTTCACTTTGGTACTGCTACCATAAAGAAAAAGAACTCCAAACAATCGTCAAACCTTGGCACTTAGGAAACAGCATGCCTCGCTCTATCTTCCTAAAGAATGAAAGCTTTAACGATGTCCAGACAGCCCTTAACCAAGGCAAGTCAGACATGGAACGTAAACACATCATCTCGGATAGGCTAAAAGCAAATGGCTGGACTAAAGATAAAGAACTCCAATTCAGACGCGATTGTGAAATTGTCGGCTTTATCCTCCCTTTCCAGAGACAGAAAGAGAATGGAATGGCAAAGAATCCAAACGGAGTTGCCAATGCTCGCATCCTGGCTGACGCAATTAAACATGACTTTCGGCAGAGTAAAACTGTCAACGAAGTGGAATGAGGAGAAATGAAATGAACATTCACAACTTACAGCGCAGACGCCAAGACAAACTCCAAGCCGAGCTACGCTCTAAAATCCCTATCAACCAGTCTGATGGCAATCCATCCGGCCTATGGCTCTTGATGTCAGTTGTCATTAGTGGTTTCATAGTTTTTGGACTAGGCTTCTTTTTAAGGGAAATGGTGGAATGGGTGAAACCGTGGCTGAATTGACAATAGATCAGATTGCGGCAGAACTATCCAGGCGAGGGAATGATGATTATCTCTGACGAAGTAGCAGAGAAAGCCTTTCAATTCCTGAAGGATACTGAGGATAAACACGCTCAAGCTAAAGCTGACCATGATGCTTTGAAGAAACATGAGAACGCTTTAATAGCGACACTCAAGGTGGCCTCTAGTGAAAAAACCTCTGCCGCTAAAGAGGATGAAGCGTATAATTCCGAAGAATATAAACAATGGGAAGCGGGGATGAAGCAGGCTAATTATAATCTTACCTTGTTAGAGAATCAGAGAGACCGAGCCATGACCGCGCTTGATTTGTGGAGAACAGCTTCAGCTAATGCGAGAAGGTTATGAAAACTGGTCCTAAGCCAATGGATTGGGAAACTCGATTAATGAATCATGTTATTCCGATTCCTGAATGTGGTTGTTGGTTATGGAATGCAAGTGTAGATGATTGTGGTTATGGGAAATTCACTATAAAAAGAACAGGTAAATATCTAAGAGCACATCGGGTAAGTTGGGAATTATTCATTGGCGAAATCCCATCAGATAAGCAGATAAATCATAAATGCCACGTTCCATCCTGTGTGAACCCTAATCATCTTTATTTGGGAACCCAACAACAAAACATTAAAGATATGTGGTTTGCGAATCGTGGCCCTAAACGAAATTGTGAGAATAATGGCAATGCCAAATTATCTATTGAACAAGTACAGGAAATTAGAAATTCTAATCTTGAAACAAAATATTTAGCTGATAAATTTTCAGTCGAAAGGACAACGATCCAAAGAATAAGAAGCGGGAAACGGTGGAGATGAGCAAAATAACCAAATCAGCCAGAGGCCGCCCCTGCACCATGCGTTTGCAAGGAGTTTGCAACGGCGGATTTGAAACAACTGTCTGGGGACATATCAACTCTATCCGTTGGGGTTCAGGAAAAGGCCATAAGTCTCCCGATATTTGTGGGCTGTTCGTCTGTAGCGATTGCCATGACATTTTAGATGGCCGCGTTAAATCAGACTTTGAGCGAGACTTTATTAAACTCGCCGCCCTTACCGGCCACATGGAATCACTTTATATTCTCAGTAAGGAAGGAATTATATGAGAATCCACCACACCAGACCCAAGTTCTGTGAAGGAGCACAGGACGTGCGACGACCCCCCAGCCCGGTTGCGCAGCGAAGCGGAGCAGAGGGCGCGAGGGCATCTCAAAGTCATGAGCCCGTGGGGTGCTTGCGCATGAGAGTTTTGGTCGGGTGCGAATTTAGCGCGACGGTACGCGACGAGTTTCGGAGGTGCGGACACGACGCATGGAGTTGCGACCTGTTGCCAAGCGAAAAAGACTCGCGCTGGCACATACAGAGCGATGTGCTGCTTGTCCTGGACGAAGGATGGGACTTGGCGATTTTTCATCCGCCATGTACGCATCTCGCCGTGAGTGGCGCTCGATGGTTCAAGGACAAGCAGCATGAGCAGCTCGAAGCCCTAGAGTTCGTGCGTCGTTTATTGTCCGCGCCGATTCCGAAACTCGCGCTTGAGAATCCTGTGAGTGTGATTTCGTCGCGCATTCGCAAACCCGACCAAATCGTGCAACCGTGGCAGTTCGGCCACGGAGAAACGAAGGCAACGTGTCTATGGCTGAAAAACCTGCCGAAACTGTTGCCGACAAATATTGTTGAAGGCCGAACGCCACGGGTGCATCGCGCCGCTCCATCGCCTGACCGCTGGAAGGAACGCTCGCGGACAATGCTCGGCATAGCGGTAGCGATGGCAGAGCAATGGGGCGGCGAGCGAAATGCTCAACACCCCGTCATTTGTGAGCCGACGAAGGGAACGGAGGCGAGCAAATGAGGGCGAATACCGACCGAGATGCCAGCAAGACTTGCATGTATCGACAGACGCTAAAAAATCAGACTTCTCCCGAAGCGGCTCAAATGCTGACGGCTATCAGGATAATTGCCGTGAATGTACCGAGACATAAAGATCAAGAAATAAAGAGAGCAGTGTTAATCTGACGAAGATATGGCAGCCCTTTATCTGCGGGAGACTGGTATGAGCAAATACAGACTTGCGGCGAAAGTAGACATTAACCAAGGCGATATTGTTAAAGAACTACGCAAGTTCCCCGGCATGACGGTAGAGACAGGACACGACGACATCCTCTGCGGACTTAAGGGCCGCACGTTCTGGTACGAGATCAAAAGCGAAAAGGCCGTGAGCAAAAAAGACGGTAAGGTTCTAACGTCCAAAAAGAAGAACTCACAAATCATTCTGGAACAGAACTGGACAGGCCACTACAAGATAGTATCTTCTCTAGAGGAAATCCTCACCGACATAAACATAAACCTGAAAACAGAGAAATGGGTTAAATGAGCGACTCTGAAAGCTGGATAGCCTTTAAGAAGTCACCCGAAGAATGCTATTCCATGCGCCAATCCGCAGACAGGCAATATCGATATTGGGTCTGGAAAACGGTCAATTCCCCCAAGTCTCTGAGAACTGAAATCTACAAAATGATCCCTAAATTCATTGTTGAAAGGGTAGAGGAAAGGGTTAAGATGCTGGATAAGAAACACAGGAGGGCGAAATAATGAATCTGATACAGATTGGAACTCCGAACCTGAAAGATGTGTCCTTTCTCTCTAAGAAGGCTTGCAGATATGCTTGAGAAAGGAAACTATCTGGAAGCCATGCACAACTGCAAAAAGTGCGGAGGACGACCAACGGCCATAACAGGTGGTGGTCTTATTAACCCTGTACATTATTGGGTGTGCTCTGATTGTGGCGATCACGGGAAAGGCGCTAAGACATATTCCGGGGCATACGATGAATGGCAGAAGCATAATGCAATCTAACGCCGCGCATAAGCGGCAGGCGAAGGAGGGGCAAGGGGACTGGGCGGCATATCGCCGCGTTCGTTCTTGGTGGCTAACTAGCTTTATACCCCATGAAATCCTAAAATAAGGTATCAGAATAAAGGAAACATTATGGAAGATTACGACCCGATAGAATCAATATCCATCCTCGCCCCCAATTCCACTGACCTACGCCATATCCCCGGAGGTTTTTACCGCATTACCCAGCACGACATAGCCGCCAAACTCTCGAAATGTTCCCCTGAAGCCTCCTGTTTAGGAAGGGTGAAGATTGCCGGTCAATGGGACTTACTATACGACCTAGAGACTTTCGTAGTCCAAAAGAGCCAACCTATTGATATACCAACACAAATGCTACGCCTTATGTCCCGCCAAGCTATTTTGGAAGTCATAGACCCCAAGAACTGCCGAACATGCAAAGGCAGGGGGTGGATGCCAATTGAGGCAAAGATCGTGCCCTGTGAGGCATGCCACGGTGGTAAATACCGCTATTCTGAGGAACACCGCGCCCGTAATTGCGGAGTCTCCAGAAGGCAATGGCGCCAAGTATGGGAAGGCCGGTTTATTCCTGTTTTGACCGTGGCTTGGAGTTTTGAATCCAACCTCCGAAATGTGTTTATCTGACTATTGACAAGTGGACGGCTTTATATAGACTAATCAGTAATATGGGGTTGCGTTCACGCATGGAATGTTTCCCGTGGAACATAACCAGTGTTTATGGCCGGAGAGAAACCGGCATTTTTGACGCGTAAGCATTGGTTAAGATTTAAATCTTGGCTATATTGAAATGGGTCTAGCGGAATGGGTAAACGTCTTTTTCGACGCATCCAACCGCTATATATCGCTCAGTCAAACCCATGAGTATCAAACGTATGTTTTGTTCTCCTGAGATGATGCCAAGTCCTAAAAGCCTAGCCGCCAGCCCAAATAATCATCTCCCTCCTGTGTAGAAGCTGGATCGTGGCTAGGCCCTATTCAAAAGCGATAGCCAAGCATGAGAGTCTCAACATGGTCTATTGCTCCGTCCCTGGGCTTTACCGTAGTCAAGCGCCCTAGTTCAACCGTAACTTGGCCGAAGTTAAGACCTACGCCCAATATAGGAGTATATCCCATATAGTGAGGGGCATCATAGCTCAGTAGGTAGGAATCTCTGGAAACCCCAGAGGTATATCGAACATGGGTATTTGCGGCATAACGCGCCAATCCAATACGGCCATATAGCCATCTGTATTGTGGTGTCCAAGAAACTGACAAGGCTTTAACATGGGTTATGGCATACCACGTTGTAAGGTTTTGCGGAACTCCGTCATAGCCGTCGCCCCTATTTGATAGGCCAATCTGTGAGTTATTGCCGAAATCATGATAACGCGCCTCAATATCGCCCCATCGGTAGCCGATGGAATATGCCGTGGTCTGGTTGTCAAATTCGCGGGTCATGTGGCCCTGTGTAAAGGCGACATCATCACCGCCTGAACGGTCAGGATTGAAATAGGCCGCGCCAATGTCCGCCACCATGTCGGCCTTACAAGAAGCCGCTACAGAGGCTAATATAGCACCCGTAATCACGGTATAAGCCATTTTACTGCTATAGAATCTGTCTAAGTTCATAGTGTCATTTCCTATTTTAGGTAGCGTTTGATGATTGCGACTTGCTTCTTTGATTCCTTGGTGCTGGCGATGGCAGCATAGGCAGCATAGGCAGCAGCATCGGCAGCAGCATAGGCAGCATCGGCAGCATCGGCAGCATAGGCAGCATAGGCAGCAGCATCGGCAGCAGCATAGGCAGCATCGGCAGCATCAGCGCAATTTTTGCCTGACCTTGCGGCTTTAATAGCTTTTCGTGGCCGATCATCATCCGGTGCGTATTTCTCATAAATCGGTAAAACTGACGCAGCAAAATCGGCATACATACCGAAAAGCGAAGCCCGATATTCCTGATAATCTTCGATTGTTGCCCGGATACACCAAAGCATGTTTTGGACGCCGTTATTCTTGAGTATTACAAGCAGATTTATCGGCTTATTATCTGGATACTTCGCCCCAAGATGTTTTCTGATCTTCCTGTATCCCGACTCACAGGCTTGATGCTGGCGCAAAAGTGCAAGCGTGGTAGTAAGTTTTACTTTTTTGATCTTCATGGTTAAGCCCTCTGTTTAATGATTAAACGATACCCGCGCCATATAGCCATCCCACGGGCGCATGTAGGCCGAAAGCAACAATCTGGACATATTGCCCGGTGAACCCGATACCTGAAAGCCATAGTATGCCGACTAACTCCCGTAGTTGTTGCCATCCTAGCGGCCTCCTGTGCCCAAGGTTGAACGATTTATAAAAATACTAGGCTATGTATCTGCCAGACCTAGATCGGCTGCCCTAAGCCAAACACAAGAAAGAAATAGAGTAAGGCCATTCCAAACGCTACTTGAAGGCCAAACGCCACAAAGCGCGTGATAATGATTAGTCTGTGCATGGCTTCCCCTCGATGGACTCACAATCAGGGTTAGCTAATATAGCCGCCTTAAATTCTTCGTGCAGGATTTGACCATCTGGACAAAAGCTAAGGTTTTTCCCGTAGAATCCTGGTATGGCAATGTTGATTATTGCCTTGTCGCATTGTTCGCAAGTCTGCGAATGGGAAAACCATTTATTTCTGCATGCTTGGATGTGCCTGGTGTCGGTTGTCATGGGTTATCCCTATAACTGTTTGAGGATGTAACGAAGTCGCGAAGCATAGGACTCGCACAAGACAGCTTCGCCATTATAAGCACCATTGTTGCCGGTTTCGTGTGACCCTGAAATTAAACGTATGGCCTCAATCATCTCCGGCACAAGGGAGATGGCACGGGCATTTGCTTCAAGCGTATCTGTTGTGCCTAGTTCTTCGGCTAGAGGATCATGCAGCAGTGCAATCCCGCCATATTCATCTGAGCCGACTCTGTAGCATACGCTGTCTGCGTGAGTTATCCGCCACGGTCCCGGTGTAATGTTTGTCATCGTCTATCACTCCTGATATTGCCAGCAATTCACAGGATGCTAGCTAACCTGCTTATATAGCCACTAAGTAGCCATATAAGGCCGGTTCCCTTGTCCATGACCGGCGCATGGTGGAGTTCCGCCAAGGGTGCGGGATGAAGCTACTTGTAGACCGCTATACCTTGTGAATAATAGCTATCAATATCCTTACCGCCTTCAAGGTACTTTTTTGGCACCATGTATAAGGAAGCGCCGCGTGGATCGCCTTGGACATACGGGACTAACTCCGGGTACTTTGCTGCAAGCGCGTGTAATCGCTTGAGTGCTCCCTTTTCCTTGTCAGCGACAGGAAAACGCCGCATTGTATTTGAATCAAGCCAATACGGTTTACCCGTGATTTCGTCTCTCTCAATGCAGCCGTTATCAATACCGCACTCCATTTCATGCCAGCTATGCAGCGTCATAGAAATGCGACGTAATGCAAAAGCGTCTGCTTCTGAAATTCCGACAGACTTTAGCCGTTCGATCGTCTTTGTTCATCGTTAAACCCTCCAAGGTTAGTTATGGCACTATTGCCAGCCTGTCCCCTCTATAGGAAGGGTTGGGCGTCATGGTTTCACGTCAACAATCACATGCTCATGTTCAACCGTTATCGGTGCTATTGCCCACTGGCGGTAAACCAAAGTCACGCGCTTCCCGGATGCCATTGCGGCTTTCACTTTATCTACGGCTTCCGGGGAAACATTAAAGGCAAACTTTTCCGGCTGAGTTGTGCCAGCTACCTCTGCCGGTAATGCAACCAGCATCTCTCCCTCCCACGACTTAAAAATAAGTCCCTTCTGTGAGAGCTTGGTAACAATCCCTGCACGGTCGCCGTTTGAGTAATTTTCACCACAGGCCGTCAGGCCCAACACGGCGATCAACATGGACGCGCCGATCAGCAGTTTCGTTGGGGATGCGTGAATTGTGTATGTTTTCATCGTTTCTAATCTCCTGTAAGGGTTGATCTAAACTAGGGTTGATCTAAACTTGCGTAACTTATCGGCCAACTGTCTAAGCCAGTATTCCAGAATCTCCAAAAGGTTACGCATGATTGATTGTACTGACAGTAATGTAATACTAATTGACATTATTGTCAATACTTAATCGCTACCGTTTATCGGAAACTTGGAAGGATTAAACTTGTAGTTCAGGATATTTTTCTAGCCGGTAGCGGAGAGAACGGAAGCTAATGCCTAGCAATAATGCGGCTTGAGTGACATTTCCGTTTGTTTGCTTCAACGCTGTATGTATCAGGTGCTTTTCTTGGGTAGCAAGGAAATCAGGTAGTTTCATACCTGAAATATTGGTATCGTTATGGCCTACGTTTATTCGCGACATTAAGTCATTGGTAGCGTATCCTTGGATAAGCCCCATAATAAACATTAGCACCTGAGGCGTAGATTCAAACCATTCTCCGCGGATTCGATGAGGACTATAAAAGAGATGTAATTTAGTCTCAATTTCCTTATCGCCTGCCATAATACCAAGTAGATGCAGTTGTTCGTGATGAGATGTTTGTAAGTTAGCTATACGCTCTTTTACGTCATCCTTAGACGTATATCCTATTTTTATAGGTCCTGTCGTACCAGATTGCACAAAGTAGATCATGGCAATATTGTATGTGTGATTGACAAGATTATCAATAGATGATCTTACAATTTGCGGCACCTACAAACTATAAGGTTAAGTTATCCACAACCTAAAGTGCATAACTAAAGGAAAACAATGCTACCAGTTAAAATCATTACAGGTCAGGTATCTCAACTGACGGGAGAACCCATCACCCCGAAAAATGTACTAGAACAAGTAATGTTGGAAAGGGAGGCTAAAACTGGCAGACCCACTAAATATAGTGAGGAAGTAGCTCAAGAAGCTATAAGACGATATGCACAAGGCGAGCTTGTGGCTGATATTTGCAGAGACCCTGCAATGCCAAGCTACTTTGTGTTTTATCACTGGATTAGAACCTTTCCAGAGTTTCAACACTCCTACGAATGTGCGCGCAAGACAAGGGCATCTGTTCTAGCAGACAAGCATCTAGAAATCACGCTGAAAGCAGCTACTTTGACCGGCAAGGACGACAGGCCGGACGGATGTCGAGTCGCTACACAAGGCCTGCAATGGCAAGCCGAACGCCTCGATCCTGACATGTATGGCCAAAGACAAAAGGTAGACATATCAATAACTAACGATTTGGCTACAGCATTACTGAAGGCAAAAGACAGGCTGAAAAGTCTCGATGCGATTGAATCTACTGCTGACAGGATTAATGAGAATTAAAGCAATCTAATCAGTTGATTAGACGGGGTGGTAAAGGTCAAAAATGAAGGTGGGGTGTGGGGTTAAGATAGCACCTACCCACTCCATATCCCATTCAATGCCACACTCGAATCCATTTTTTTTCGCTATTCTGTCTACGCGAAGGCCGTTATAGTAGGCTTTTAACCATAGGAGATTGCAATGGGAAGACCTAAGAAATGGGAAAACGATGCCGAACGTAAGGCGAGTAAACGGACAGAATCAAACAGTAAACGGACAGAAACAGAAGTAGTTTGTCCGGATACTAGAGTAAACGGACAAATAAACGGACTTCCTGATGTGTCTTCCTTCGATGGTCATGGACGAGGTGTCCCGGTGAATGGATATGTCCTTATCTCTCTTGGCGCGGTAGAAGAAGGTAAACCAGAAGGCATGGTAATTTCTGAAGCTATCTGGAGAGACAGGTTAGATAAACGATGCCAACATGGGTTACTTGGTTGGTCTTGCAAGAAATGTTTACATTGAGGTGTTATGCCGCTAACAAAGAAAGGGACTGAAATCATGTCCAATATGACCAAGGAATACGGATTCAAGAAGGGAAAGGCCGTGTTCTATGCATCCCGTAACAAAGGAACTATCAAAGGAGTAGATAAGGCCAAAAGGAAGGACATGAATCAGATGGGTTCTATGCCCAAGAAGCCCAGTAATGATTTCCTGCGGAACATGAAATGAACCTGCAAGACCTGACACAGGGACGTATCGTGCCGGATACCATGCAGGTAAAGGCGATGTACGACCAATATGCGATACAGGCCCAGTCTCAGGGACAGCCAGTCATGCCGTTTGATGAATTCGCTAAACAGATGGGGGTGAATGTATTGCCTCCGGCTGGACCTTTGCGGAGATGAGATGCCGTACACCGCAGAGGATTATGTAAATGATTTAAGGAACTAGGAATTTCGTGTTTTTCGACGAGAACATTCCTAAGATAATTGAGAGAAAATGAAAAATCCTGAAAAGGAACTGATCCAGGAAATAGCCCGTTGTACTGACGATCCACTACGTTTCGTCCTGCTTATCTTCCCTTGGGGGGAAGGTGTGTTAAAGGAAGACTCAGGCCCAGACGTATGGCAGGCCGAGACCCTGAAATCCATCGGAAAGCATTGTAAAGATCATCCTGAAGAAGCACTTAGGATGGCTACGGCTTCAGGCCACGGCATCGGAAAAGCCTTAAGTAAAAGAACTATAATCCATACCCCAGATGGATTAAAGAAATGGGGGGAATTGAAAGTTGGAGACAAGGTTTTTGCTGGCGATGGTTCTCCAACCAAAATATCCGCTGTTTTCGATCAAGGCATCCGAAAAATATTTCGCATTACTTTCGATGATGGTTCATCGGTGGAAGCTGATGGTGATCATCTATGGAAAGTGAAAGGAAGAAATAATAGAAGAACTGCATCCGATTGGTCATTGATGACCACATCTCAGATATTGAAGTCTGGTGTCAAGCGTTTAAACGGGAATTCCAAGGCGCGACAATGGGAAATCCCGGTTCAGGGTGAAGTTCAATTCCCATCACAAAAAATTCCTATACATCCTTATACATTAGGGGTATGGCTTGGAGATGGAGGAAGAAACTCAGGAAGAATCACTTCGATAGATAATGAAGTTATTGGTCATCTTAGAGATGTCGGTGAAACAGTAAATAAAGGCGTTGGATATTCTTGGGGAATTCTTGGTTTAAAAAAGAAGTTGTCAGAGTTGGGAGTTCTGCTTAACTATAGTTATCAAAAATCAGTTCCAGTATGTTATCTGGAAAATTCAACGGAAGTTCGTTCTGAAATTTTACGTGGATTATTGGATACTGATGGGGAATGCACAAAACAAGGTTCAATTATTTTTAATTCGACAAGTAGAACCTTGGCAGAAGATGTATTATTTCTGGTTCGTTCTCTTGGTGGAAAAGCAAGGATTCAACCTACAGTAAAAAGACCAAAATTCAGAGATTCAGAAGGAAATCTGAAAGATGGACTTCCATGTTGGCGCGCTACTTTAACCATGCCACATGAGTTCCAATCGTTTTATGTTTCACGTAAACAAAAACGTGTTAAAAATGTTGAATCTCGTTATCTATCAAGATGGATAGATCGAATCGAAGAAATTGAAGAAATGGAGGCGATGTGCATTACAGTAGATCATCCGTCTTCCTGTTTTTTGGCGAATGATTTTATAGTTACTCATAATTCGGCTCTGGTGGCGTGGATAATCCTGTGGTTTATCTCCACTCGTGAGCATCCACAGATTATCGTTACTGCCAATACCCTGACCCAGTTGAATTCAAAGACTTGGCGTGAGTTGGCTAAGTGGCACAAACTAGCCCTGAACAAATCGTGGTTTGCATGGACAGCGACCAAATTCTACGTCAGGCAACACCCTGAGACTTGGTTTGCTACGGCTATTCCTTGGTCAAAGGACAACCCGGAAGCCTTCGCAGGAACCCATGAAAAGCACGTTCTGGTGGTCTACGACGAGGCTTCAGGCGTGGCTGACATCATATGGGAGGTTACTGAGGGTGCTATGACCACTCCTGGGGCCATGTGGTTCGCTTTCGGCAATCCCACAAAGAATTCAGGCAGATTCAAGGAATGCTTCGGTAAGTTTAAGCATCGCTGGCTGACAAAGCAGGTTGATTCTCGCCAAGCCAAGAAAGCGGATAAAAAGCAATTACAACAATGGGTTGATGATTATGGTGAAGACTCAGATTTCGTGCGAGTCCGTGTCCGTGGGGTCTTTCCACGTTCAGGTTCGGAACAGTTTATCTCTAACGAAATCATGGACTTCTGCAAGAATTACCAAGCTGCCGACTTTGAACACATGCCCAAGATTCTGGGGGTGGATGTGGCGAGATTTGGTGACAACCAGACTGTTATAGCTATGCGACAGGGAAGAAAAATCTATCCTTTCCTCAAATACAGGGGATTGGATACACAACAGGTTGCTTCCAGAGTCGCGGAAATGATCGAAGACCACGAACCACAGGTCGTATTTATTGACGGCGGTGGCGTTGGTGGTGGGGTCATTGACCGCCTCAAGACGTTGGGCTATGGACTCAAGATTGTGGACGTGCAGTCCGGCATGAAAGCCGACGACTCCATGAAATATTACAACAAACGTGCAGAAATGTGGGGACGGATGCGTGAAGCTCTTAAACAAGGCATGGAATTACCTGAAGACCGTGATTTTTGGAGTGAAATTACCTCCGTCGAATACGCCTTCTCCGACAAAAACCAGATTCAGATCGAGAAAAAGACCGAAATGCGCTCAAGAGGACTTGAAAGTCCCGACACGGCGGATGGATTAGCTCTGACCTTCGCCCAGAATGTCTCGAAGATGTCCAAAAAACTCTATAAAGACACTCCTACCTTTACCGGACGGGAAGGGTGGATGATGTGAAGGGAAAACAACTAAAAGATTTTCTCGCCAAGGTAAGGAAGAGATTCGACAGGGCCGTGGAAGCGGATGTCAAAAATCGTGAGAACATGATTGATGACCTCAATTTCTTCATTGGGGAACAATGGCCTCCCGAAATTAAACGCAGACGTGAACAAGACCCGGATGGCCCACGTCCCTGCCTGACCATCAACAAGATTCCCCAATTCGTGCGTCAGGTGACAAATGACCAGAGGCAGAATCGCCCCGCCATCAAAGTCCATCCGGTAGATTCGGCAGGCGACCCGGAAACAGCGGAAGTCATCCAAGGAATTATCCGTAATATCGAAGATGTATCCAAAGCCGACATTGCTTATGACACAGCCTTTGAATCCGCCGTAAAAATCGGCATTGGATATTTCCGTGTTATTACGGATTTCACCGATGAGAACTCTTTCGATCAGGATATTTATGTAAAACATATCCCTAACGCCTTCTCTGTCTATTTCGATCCTGATTCACTCTTGCCTGATGGCAGTGACTCAAATTGGTGCTTCATTACTGAAATGATGGGTAAGGAAGAATTTGAGGATATGTATCCCGATGCTGACCTGACTGAGTTTGGAAATATTGGTCGTGGGGACTCGTACAAAAACTGGTATGGGGAAGAAACGGTACGGGTTGCTGAGTATTTCGAGAAGACATCTGAAAATGAGGTATTGGTTCTCTTGTCTGATGGCAGAACAGTACTCGAAAAAGATATAAAGAAATACGAGTCTCTTGGCCTGAGCGTGGTTAAGAACCGCAAGACCAAGATAGAAAAAATAAAGTGGTACAAATTGACAGGAGATGATGTCCTCGATGAAAAGGAATGGGCCGGAATCTTTATCCCTGTTATTCCGGTCATTGGTAACGAAGACAACATAGAAGGCGAAAAAGTCAGGTCAGGTATTATTCGTAACGCCAAAGACCCGCAACGTATGTACAATTTCTGGCGTACGAGCGCCACGGAAATGATTGCCTTGGCTCCCAAAGCCCCCTTTATTGCTGCTGAAGGTCAAATGGAGGGCCATGAGGAAGAATGGAAGTCCGCTAATATCGTCAATCGTGCGGTTCTTACTTATAAACCGACCTCCCTATCAGGTCAGATGGCTCCGCCTCCACAGAGGAACCCCTATCCGGGTGATCCTATGGGAATCTCATCCGAGGCACAAATTGCCGAACATGATATTCAAACCACTATTGGAATATATAACGCTTCATTAGGAGAAAGATCGAATGAGCGATCTGGCAGAGCGATTCTTGCGCGTCAAAAAGAGGGAGACACTTCTACCTATCACTATATCGACAACCTGAACAAGTCTATCAGGCATTGCGGCAGAATCATCGTAGACCTGATTCCCAAGATTTACGACACCAAACGCATCGCCAGAATTTTAGGGGACGAAGGCACGAAAGAACCTGTCTCTCTCGACCCAGACCAACAGCAGTCAAAACAGCAAGTTCAAACGGTAACAGGGATAGAGACGGTTTATAACTTGGGCATGGGTAAATACGATGTAACGATTTCATCCGGTCCTTCTTACCAGACCCGCAGACAGGAATCAGTGGAAGCCATGCTGCAAATGACACAGGCTAACCCTCAGTTGATGCAATTCATTGGAGACTTGATGGTGAAGTCGATGGACTGGCCGGGTGCCGATGAGATTGCCAACCGCCTGAGAAAGATGCTGCCTCCGCAGTTGCAGGACGAAAATAAGGACATTCCTCCCCAAGCGCAACAGCAGATACAGCAGTTGACGCAGCAAGTCCAGCAACTCGACCATGTAATCCAGCAGATGACCCAGGAGATGGATATTCTGAAGCAGAAGAAGGACGAGAAGATGGCCGAACTCCAGATGAAAGGCCAGATTTCTCAGCAGGAAAAACAGATGGAAGCAGAGAAGATCAATCACGACTATGAATTGGCTGTGGCGAAACTTCAGGCAGAGATTCAGCTAGAACGTGAAAAAGCCAATGCCGAAATCCAGTTGATGCGTGAGAAAGCCATAGCTGAAATCGAAGCCAAGAAAGAAATCGCCATTATCAATGCCAATGCCGATGTGAATATCGCCCATCACAAGAATCTGGCGGATACCGCCATGCATGATTCGGAAACCAAAAGAGAATCCGCTTCTCCGAAAGAAGAAAAAGAACCCGTTATGCCCGTTATCAACATCCACATGCCAAACTCCAAGAAAAAGGTCAAAATGACCCGCATGCCTGACGGTTCCATGATGGGAGAACAAATTGAGTGACAATACTCAATTAAATCAAGGTAATTACGGAGATGTAATACGGACAGTCGATAAGTCCGGCAAGAAAACCCAAGTAGTAGTCTTGGATGTCGGTGGTTCAGGTGCTGAATCCTTAGCGAGTCTAAGCAGTCCATTACCCACATTAGGGATGGGTATAAATTATCTCCAAACGGGATATGTAGCACCATTTGTAGACCCACTTCATAATTGTGTAGTTGTTCTTGATGAAGAACATTCAAAAATTCATCAAGGAAAATTATTCACTTTAGCAAAAAGAGTAAACATAGCTAATGTGGGTGGGGTTGCTACGTTTCTCGGTATTGTTCCTGCTGCGGTCTATCCTCATTTCAGGAATATTACGGTTAGTTCAGATGGTGGGCCTTTTGATGTGGATTTTTATGAAGGAACAACCGTTAGTGCGAATGGTGCAGCAATCGCTGCATATAACAATAACAGAAATGCAACAACTGTCCCCGGATTGTTGGTTTACGATACCCCAACCATTACAGCAGACGGAATTTTGTTAGAACCAATTTTGATTCCTGGTACAAAGCAATCAGGATCATTAGGATCAGACTCCTCTAATGAGTGGATTTTGAAAGAAAATACAAAATACTTGATTCGCATAACAAATAATACTACTGGAGCAGGTACATCCAGATTTACCATCAATATGTTCTGGTACGAATAATGCTTCTTCCTCTGTTGATGCAGTTTGGGATGTTCGGAAGTCCTCCTTCCCCTTACGAAAGAACTTATGACCCATTCCCAATAGACAGGAAGTGGGTCAAGAAGAAGAAAGAAAAAGAACAGATTGTTCTTGAAATAAAGAAAGAAATAAAAGAGCTATCTCCTATTTCTACTGAACAAGAACTGTCTCCATTGAAGTTGGAGCTTTCCCGGTTGCAGAAGGAAATACAACAACTCCAGACTCTAATCGCTCTACAACAAGAACGGTTAGACACTGAAGAAATGATTACATTGTTATACCTGATGTAAACCTTACCCGTTAGGTCAACGGGGCAAACATCCTTGGAGAATTCCATGTCTGAAGAAGATACTGGCACAGTCGTGCCCGAAACTGTCACGCCTACAGAAACCACTGTCACATCCGAGAATACTGATGTCACAGAGATTAAAGAAGGCGATCAAGCTGCAAAAGAGGAATCAGCCCCTCAAGGTTACGCACCAGAAGGAACCGAGCCGAAAAAGGCAAAAGGTGTGCAGAAAAGAATCGACGAACTGACGCGCACGATTTATCAAGAACGCCGAGAGAAAGAGCAACTGATGGAAATGCTCAAAGGGCAAATTCAGCCCCAGAGCCAACCCCAACAGGATAACGCCCCAAAACTCGAAAACTTCGACTCCTACGATGATTTTATTGATGCCAAGATAAATTATCAGGCAGCAAAAATCGCAGAACAGAAGTTCATAGAAGTAGACGAACAGAAACGCCTAGAAAGAGACAAGCAATCCAACGAAGTCACCGCCCGTCAATGGTCTTCTAATGTAGAAAAAGCCAGAGACAAATACGATGATTTTGATGAGGTTGTGAATAATGACTCCGTGCCGGTGAGTTTCGCCATGTCACGCGCCATTATCCAGTCTGATATAGGCACTGACATCGCCTATTACTTGGGGAAGAATCCGCAGGAAGCCATCCGTATTTCTAATCTCGACCCATTCGCGTCAGCCAGAGAAATCGGCAGGATAGAAGCCAAACTGGTTTCTGCTCCTACACCCAAAAAACCTTCATCTGCGCCAGACCCGATTACCCCGATTGGCAACAATGAAAAAGCCAATCGTGACCCGGAAAAAATGTCCATTACAGAATGGATGGCACATCGTAAGGCGGAAGTGAAGAAAAAACGAGGTTATTAAAGGAAAATTAAATGGCTAATTCAATTTTAACTCCCACAGCAGTTACCCGCGAAGCTCTGCGTGTACTGCATGAAAAAGCGTCGTTCCTCGGAACGGTAAATCGCACTTATGACGATTCCTATGCCCAGAAAGGGGCTAAAATCGGTAGTGACCTGAAAATCCGTCTGCCTAACCAGTATACCGTACGTACCGGAAAGGCTCTCGCTGCTCAGGATACCGCTGAATCGTCCGTCACCATGACCCTCGCCACCCAAAAAGGTGTGGACATGAACTTCTCCACGGCTGAACTGACGATGAGTTTGGATGACTTTTCCAAACGCATCATTCAGCCAGCTATGGCGGTATTGGTATCGAACATCGAATCCTCGATGCTCACCAATGTCACCCAGAAGGTTTATAACTTGGTGGGAACGGCGGCAACGACCCCTGCTTCTCTGACTACTCCTTTGGCGGCTCGTGCCCGTCTGAATCAGATGTTGGCCCCGAAAGATGGTCAACGTTGCCTTCAGTACGGTTCGGATGCAATGGGAGCTACCGTGGACGCTCTTAAAGGTCTGTTTCAGGATTCCAACGCTATCAAAGAACAGTATCGTGAAGGCATGATGGGTCGTTCAGCCGGTTTCGACTGGTATGAAAATGAACGCATCTACACGCATACCAACGGTTCTGACATCACGGGTACGTTGGATGCCGCTTCTCTGGTAACAGACGGCGGTAACACAATGGATATGCATACCACCATTGCGGTCACGGCTATTACGGTTGGTTCTGTGTTCACGGTAGCAGGCGTCTATGCCTGTCATCCTGAAACCAAGACGGCCTATAATTTCTTGCAGCAATTTACTTGCACGGCCATCGGCAGTTCTACCATCACTGTTAACCCGACTATCTATATGACGGGTCCGAAGCAGAATGTCTGTACTGCGGCTGGCGCTCAGGTGACCACGGCTACCTTCAATAGTGCGGCTTTGGTATTCAATGGTGCTGCTTCTGCTGTCCTGCCTCAGCATCTTGCCTATCATCCTGATGCCTTTGCGTTTGTCACGGCTGATCTGGAAATGCCGCAGGGAGTCCACTTTGCTGCCCGTGAAAATCTGGATGGCGTGAGTGTGCGTATCGTGCGTCAGTACGACATCAATAACGATAACATCCCTTGCCGTCTGGATATTTTGCATGGATATGAGGCCATCCGTCCTCAGCTTGCCTGCCGCATTACCGGGTAGTGCTAATTCATTTTAATTAAGGAGAAAATTATGGCACTTCCTAGTGCAACAGATGGTATCTTTGTCCCCGGTCAGCATAAAAATGTGATTCAGAGCGTAGGAGCGACGCGAACGCTTCTTGCCAATGAATCGGGTTCACTTTGCCTTTTTGATCGCGCAGCGGGTAATGTTTATACCCTGCCTGTTCCGATCGTCGGGATGCAATTTGAATTTCTTACCACAGTGGCCGTCACTAGTAATGCCCAAAAGGTCATTACCGATGCAGCCACGACCTTCCTGTTGGGATGCGTTACTTCCGGTGAACTGGCGGCAGCTATGGATGTATTCCAGGCCAATGGTTCAACCCATGTAGCCATTTCCTCAAACGGAAGCACTACGGGTGGTTTGATCGGAAGTCGTTATAAAGTAGTTTGTGTTTCTTCGACGATCTGGACAATCGAAGGAGTCATTGTTGGCTCCGGTACATTGGCCGATCCGTTCGCAACTTCGTAATTGTAAAGACTTCGGGGGGCTTCGGCTCCCCGATTTTACAGGGAACAAATGATTAAACTAATTTACAATCCTCGTGGCGGATATATGCATGTCTACACGATGAAGGACTTGGACGACCACAAAAAGATTGGATGGACTGAAGTCGAAGTCCCTGCTGTCGAATCTTCCGTGCCTCCAAAAGAAGCAAGATCAGAAGCAAAGACAGAAGTAAAAACTTGTCCCCAGTGTGGGAAAGAACTCGGTAAACGCCCAGATGCACATATGCGGTTTTGCAAGGGAGTAAAACTTGAGCACAGCGAATGATTTAATCAGGCGTGCCATGCTTTTGCTTGGCAGCATAGGAAAGGGGGAATCTCCCGATTCAGATGAAGCCAATGATGGGTTGGTATCTCTGAATACCATGCTGGATTCTTGGTCCAATGAAAGTCTGGCTCTCTACGCTACGTTGCAAGAGAATTTTGCGCTTGTGGCAAGCACTAATTCCTATACGATAGGTTCTGGAGGTGTTTTTAACACGACCCGACCTGTCAAAATCACTAATGCTTTTATTCGTGATTCCAATAACATAGACATTCCAGTGAAAGTTCTCAGGTCTAGGGATTCCTATGATCTGATTACTTTGAAAACATCCAGCTCAACATATCCACAATATCTATATTACGATACCGCCTTTCCACTAGGCACTATTTATCTCTGGCCGACTCCGAGTGCGGTCACGACTTTGTATCTCGATTCTTATAAGCAACTCCAGCAATTTGCGGCATTAACGACAGCATTGGCTATGCCCCCAGGATATGAGAGGGCTATTGTCTATAATCTGGCAATGGAAATTGCTTCTGAATATGGAGTGACGCCATCTCCTATTGTCATGTCTATTGCTGTTGAATCGAAGGCAATCCTGAAACGCATCAATCAGAAAGACATGATTGCCAGAGTTGACCCTGCCATGTTTTCAAGAACTCCATTTAACATCAACTACGGATGAAGAATTCTAAAGATTACTCAATGTTCGGGGTAGGCATGCAGGGTAAGTCACCTAATGTCACAGCACAGAAAAAGATAAATCTGTATTATGAGATTCAACCCGTCGGTGATGAAACCAGAGTTGCCATATATGGGACTCCCGGTTTGGAGTTGTTTGTAGATTTTGGTGATACCCCTGTCAGGGGAATGTATGCGCCACAATGGAATAATCTTTTGTATGTAGTCCATCGCGGTACGCTTTGGGAAGTAAATAATTCCGGAACCAAAACAAGCAGAGGTACATTAAGCACTACCTCTGGTCATGTTTCCATATCGGATAATGGAACACAGATAATCATCGTAGATGGGACTTATGGGTATATCTGGAATACATCTACACTGGCGTTCTCGGTTATTACTTTCGGATTCACCATACTGCCTACAACCGTTACTTTTGAATCCGGCAGATTTATCGTAAACAATAATTTTACCGGACAATTCTTCATTTCATCGTCTTACGATGGACTGACATGGAATGCCCTTGACTATGCCACGGCGGAATCCAATCCAGATAGCTTGATTGCTGTTTGGTCAGATCACGGAGAAGTAGTCCTCTTTGGAGATATTTCTACGGAATTCTGGGTGAATACCGGAGCACAGGATTTTCCATATTCAAGACTTTCAGGAGCGACAGCGGAATGGGGTCTTGCCTCTGCATGGAGCGTGGCGAAATTCGATAATTCTCTTATGTTGTTGGCTAAAAATAGAATGGGAGAAGTGATTGTCGGACAGATCAACGGATATCAGATTAAAAGAGTATCCAATAATGGACTGGAATATTTAATAAATTCTTACAATTCCGTATCTGATGCCACAGCATTTTCTTACATGCTTGGCGGCCATCCCATGTATGAGATAAGTTTCCCTTCTGCCGGTTACTCATGGCTGTATGACGGTTCGACGGGAATATGGAGTCAGCTTCAAAGCAATAATATGACTCGGCATAGAGTGGAAAAGCATGCTGGTTTCATCAATAAAAATATAGTCTCGGACTATTCAAGTGGGAAACTTTATTACCTTTCTGGAGATGTGTATTCAGAAAATGGTGAAATCTTGCCATTTGAAATTCAGGGAAGGCATATCGCCTCAAAGCAGAATCTTGTATCAGTATCTCAATTTGAGTTGGTCATGGAAACTGGGGTAGGAGTAATTACGGGCCAAGGTTCCGACCCACAGGTGATACTTAAAATATCCAGAGACAACGGTCATACCTTCGGTTCAGAACTTGGTAAAAGTATTGGCGCTATAGGAGGTTACGCTAATCGCGTTGTCTGGCGCAGACTTGGAAGTGGCCGTGATATTGTCCTTAACTTGAAAATCACCGATCCAGTCAAACGTGTCATTACTGGTGCCATTCTGACGGCAAAAGAGGGAATATCTTGAGCTTGATAAGCACACCTCCCACCAATGAGCCAATACAAGGGCAGATGCCTAGAGCATGGATTGAATGGTGCATGGCGGTATTTTATATGTGCTTCGATCAACAGAATTCAGGTACTACCGCCAATAGACCGACAAAACGGTTATATGTCGGTAAGTTTTATTTTGATACTACTCTTGGTAAACCAATCTGGTTGAAGACGGTAGCCACGAATTCATGGGTAAAAGCAGACGGGACAGCAGCATGAGCCAAGAACTTAACCATGTGGACAAGATCAAGCAGTTGCAGATGTCTATTATGGAAATGCCGCAAGCCGATGGCATGGTTACAGAACATTTCTTTGCTGGTGGTATGTATTGCCGCAAGTTATTCCGCAAAGCGGGGACATTGATCGTCGGAAAGATTCATAAGGCCGACCATTTCTTCATCTGTATCATGGGGGAGATTGCCGTTTCTTCGGAAAATGGAACGAAAATACTCAAGCCGGGGGATGTCATTGAATCTAAACCGGGTACGAAAAGAGCTACCTATGCCCTGTCCGATGCTATTGGCATGACGGTTCATCGAACAGACAAGATTGATCTGGACGAAATAGAAGAAGAACTTATAGAGCCAGAAGAATTTTCCATCTTTGATTCCAATAATCAACCTAGAATGGATATGGATGAAATTATGAAAAGATTAAAAGAGGTGAAACAATGAGTTGGGTTGCGGCAGCAGTTATAGGGTCAACATTAGTCTCAGGATACTTGGGGAATAGAGCGGCTGGTAAGGCCGCTGATGCTCAAGAACGAGCAGCGCAATTAGCGCAGCAAGAAAACGCCCGTCAATATGACCTGACCCGCGCTGACATGTCTCCCTATCGGGACATAGGGAAAGCATCTCTGGGACAGTTGGGATACGGCATGGGTTTACCGGGCTATGATACCGGAACCGGAAAGCAGGGAAGTCTGACCAAGAATTTCTCGTTAGCGGATTTCGTCAAAGACCCAGGATACGATTTCCGCATGTCCGAAGGATTGAAAGGGGTGGAGAATTCAGGATCCGCCAGAGGCATGCAACTTTCAGGAGCGACGTTAAAAGCCCTGAATCAATATGGTCAGAATCTTGCTTCCAATGAATACCAAAATGCTTATAACCGATATAACACTGACCAAGGAAATCAATTTAATCGTTTATCAGGCATTGCTGGAACAGGACAGACAGCTACGAGCCAATTAGGACAACTAGGAGGACAGATGGCGTCCAATAACGCTAACTTGATTGCAGCTGGAGGCAATGCAAGGGCAGCAGGAATAATGGGACAGAGCAATGCCTATACTGGTGCTATGAATCAAGGTTTGAATTACTGGATGCAGAATCAGTATCTCAATAAATTACCGAATTATAATAATCCAAATACATCTACTCCAAGTATAGATCAAAATGGTGGAGTAGGCACTTTTGGCGATTATAGTAGTTGGGAATAGGAATAATCATGCCTATCGACTCTAATATACCGATGTCTGGAGTTCCGTTACAACTCCCAAATCCTCTTGATAATTATACCAAGATGATGACCTTGCGCCATCTGATCGACCAAGGACAGATGAATCAGTTGCAGATGCAGGAAGCAAAGAGGAAGCTAGAAGCTGAACGTATTATGGCGCAAGCCTATGGTCAATCTTACCGTCCTCCACAGGCCGGTCAACCTGCACAACCAGCCCAAGAAGGGCCATTACCTTCAGGCGGTAACTTGGGAAGTCTGTTCCCCGCTACCCATGCTATTCCGGCTTCTCCTGGCGGCCTTGATACAAATTCATTAATGTCATACATCGGACAATCGGGAAGGGCTGATTTGATCCCGACAGTACAGGCACAGCAACTAAAACTGCAACAGGATCGGCTTGCCCTTGATAAGACACAGGAAGAAACAGATAAACTTGGACATGAAAATTTCAAGACGGCTTTCAATGTTATTGCCGCAAATCCTACAAGGCAAACTGCCTTGAATGTCTTGAATGAACAATTAAAACAGGCAAGAACACCAGCGGTCGCCAATAATATCTTTCAAGTCATGTCCAATATTCCGCAGAATGACGCGGATATTCCAAAGTGGACACAGTCTATCCTGACTAATGCAGAACAGAGAATGACGAATGCGGCAACATTGCGCGGGCAGGACATGGGGGAAGCAGAGAAAATTACGCAGGTTCCAGATGCTTCAAGTCCTACAGGATATAGAAATGTCACAACTATAAAAGCAGGACAAGGTATGCCAGCTTCACCTCCTGTTGGTGGAGCAGGAAGCCCTCATTCTCTAGAGATAGCTCGAAATAGTTTCACTAAAGACATGAAACCTCTTGAGGACATGGGTTTGCAGATCAGGCAATTAGAAGGTCTATTAACTCAGCCTCAAACTCCTGAACGCGATCTGGCGATTCGTAATGCTATGGGAGAATTGACCAGAGCCGGAAGGCAGGGAGAATCTTCTGTTTCCCAATGGAAAAATGTAGGTAGCTTATACCGTAAATTGATCGGAACCGCATCAAATCTGACAAGCGGAGAGAATCTTGAACCGCAAATTAAAGGCATCGCTGAAGTGGTCAGGACTATGCACCAACAAGTGCTTAATCCATTGATTCAGGATACTACCAAGTATCATTCTGAAATGGCCCCCAAGTATGGATGGACTCCAAGAGATGTTATTGGCGGATGGCAATCTAATGTGCTGGCACCTGCTGCTCCATCCCGTCCTCCTTTGGATTCCTTCAGAGGGAAAAACAATGTTGGTTCTCCAGGATAATCAATGGATTTCAATGTAGAAGCCGCTAAGAAATCAGGATATTCTGATTCCGAGATTGCTTCCTATCTCGCAAAAGACGCAAACTTCGATATAGAAGGGGCGAAGAAATCGGGATATTCTGATCCTGAAATCATCCAGCATCTTGTTAATGACCAAGCAGCGCAAAAAGCTCCCAAAGCTACCAATACACAATTCCAGCAAGATATTCTTTTCCCTCCATCTACTTACCAGCGAGGAGTAAATGCATTGGTCCATGTTCCGGGGGATTTGATTTCTCTCCCAGGAACATTGGTCGATTTGACTGCTGGAGCTGCGAATACGTTAGGACAGAGTGCAGCCAATCTCATTGGACAACCGCAATTAGCCGGACCATTATTGCCTACCAATCTGGGACAAACCATAAGAGCACCTATTGATGCAATGACTGGGGCAAGAGAAATGGTTCGTCCCACGAATGCCTTAGATCAATGGGTTGAAACAGGGGCGCGTCTCGGCGGGAATATGATTGTGCCCAGTGGCGGAGTTATCGCAAAAGCCGAAAAACCAGTTAAAGCGGCCTTGGCTGAATTGCTTAGTGGCGCAGGAATGACAGTCGGCACTGAAGCTGGCGGTGAACTTGGCAAACAAGCAGGAAATGAAGGGTTAGGGAGAATGATTGGTGGAGGCATCGGCGGATTTTATCCATCCGTAGCCCCGACACGCCTGATATTGGGAAGTAAGCCAGTACAAAAACTTGGAGAAAAGGTAGTTGATTATTTTCGTAGTCCATCAGATCGCATAAATCTGGCGAATACCGTCGTAGGAGAAGACCTTCGCCGTTATTTAGGGGAAAGTCCTGAATATGCAGCTAATATCAAGGCGGCACAGAATATAGGTATCCCCGGTTTTGAACCTAATCTTGCGCAAGCCAGTGGAGCCTCGGCGATCCAGAATTTAACTACCTCTCTTGAGACACATGATCCTGTTTTTCAGGCCGCCAACATCAATGCCTATAAAGCCAATAAACAGAAAATCGTTGATTTCGAAAATACGATTTTCCCCAAAACCGAAATTTCCCCCAAACAAAGTGCGACTGATGCGCTGCAAGCCCAGAGACAGCAAATCAGTTCTAGGCTTGCTGATGTAAATCAGCAGATGGATACACTGGCTTCCCAATACCAAAGGCAACCTACTGACCAGATTGGAGCCAGACTAAGAGAATTACGGAATGAACAAATGGCCTTGGTTCGCAAAACCAAGGACGAGAATTATGCGGAGGTAAGTAAAGCTGCCAATGCTAGTGGAGCAGTTACGTCAAGAGATGATCTAGTCAAGACCGTCCAAGATATTATCAAGGCTGAACCTAACAGGTTTCAGGGTCCGAATATGCCAGGGGTTTTCGGTCAAATCCTCAATTTTGGTAAGAAGGAAAACCCTAGTCATGCGCCTCTGGAAGAACTACGAATTCCTACTTCGGCGGAATCTGTGGTTAATCCGACTCAAGGAGCCGGTAAAACTATGACATTTGATGAACTACTCAGCCTCCGGCAGAGAGTCAATCAGGAATGGAACTCTGCCAGAGCCGGAACCGATACCACACGAACTTATTTTATTGGAAAACTAAAAGACCAAATCAATCAGAAGATGGAGGCCTTCAAAGACCCACAATATGGAGATTTGGCGGCAAAACTGACCAATGCTGATAAGTTCTATAATGAAGCCTACCGTATTCCATTCCGTGAAGGGGCTGGCGGAAGGATGCCTTATTCCAACCGTTTTGGTGAAGTTACTCCAGATGAACAGGTTGTCAGCAAATTGCTATTCACGCCTGGAACCAAGAAAGGAGTTGAAGACTTCTATTCCATGTATGGAGACCATCCGGAGGCCAATAGCCTGTTGCGTAAAGGGATACTGGATGAATTCGCTGCTAGTGTCGTCAAGGAAGGAAAAAGCGGAAATCTCGAAATCAATCCGAAATCCGTAGAGAATTTCTTTAACAAGTACCACGAAACATTCTCTGACCCTCGTTTGGCCGATGTCAAGGCTCAACTCAGTAGTACGGAAAATGCAGCAAAACTGTTGCAACAGAGAAGAATACAGATTCTTCAGGACAAGAAGGATTTGGCTACCAGCACGCTTGCCAAGATTTATAAAGTTGAAAATCCAAATTACTTGATGGATAAGGCCATCAATTCCCCAAGTATCATGGAAACATTGGTTAATACCGCCAAGACGCCTGAACATAAACAGGCATTGTCTTATGGCATAGCGGAAGCCATAAAAAGGCAACCTGATCCGTTCCAATTCATGCTGGACAATCAAAAGACTTTGCAGCCTGTTTTGGACAGGATCAATCCTGGTCATTTCAATAATTTGAAGACTATCGCCTATGGATCGCAAATCCTTGATCGCGCCAAACCTACGGCGAATGTCAATATCGGAAAAATGAAAGACCCGATTGAAGAGGCATTGGGAACTTCAGGTGTATCTCTTCTTTCAAGAATAAGAAATATTAAGCTTTATGGAAGGATCAGCGAAACTTATTTCATTTCCGATCTTGCTATGAAGAAATTGCTTCAATTAGGGCAGGAACAAAGAATCCAAGTCATGAAATCTGCACTTAATGACCCAAAATTGGCGGCTGACTTGTCAGCAGCCATGAAAGGTAGCAAATCTCCCGAATTGAAAAACAGGATTTCAAATCATCTGGTTTCTTTAGGCATACGTTCGGTGGGATCACAAGATAACTATCCATCACAGCCTATCAAAGAGGGGACGCAGATTGACCCTTCATTTTTTCAAGGACAATAAATGAGCTATTATCTAAGCCCCATAGGAAATGAACAGCATTTTGATAACACTGGCGCACCGGCTAACGGTTATAAATTATTCGTCTATGTTGCAGGGAGTTCAACTCTGGCAACAACTTATACGAATTCAACAGGTAGCACACCTAATGCCAATCCTATCGTTATGGATTCTTCAGGATATCCTGCATCGGGAGCGACAAGAGTTGGGATATGGCTGAATAGCGGTGTCTCTTACAAATTCATTTATACAGTTCCTGGGGAAACCGATTTCCCTTCAACTTCTATATGGACACAAGACGTAATATCGGGAGTAAATGATACTTCTGTGTCTCAGAGTGAATGGATAGCTGGCCCAACTCCTACCTTTATTGGCACTACTTCATTTTCTTTAGTAGGAGATCAAACTTCCACATTCCATGTAGGACGTAGGTTAAAGACTACAAATTCTGGTGGGACAATCTATAGTCGTATATCTGCAACCGCATTCACTACTCTTACAACAGTTACGGTAGTGAATGACTCTGGCGTTCTGGATTCTGGATTAAGTGCCGTTTCATATGGACTAATATCAGCAGTCAATAGTTCTGATCCTTCGTATCCCGCTGGTTCTGCACTTGTACACATCGCCGGAACCGAAACGATTACCGGGGATAAGTCGTTCTCTGGGAACAATAGTCATTCCGGGACTGAGGATTATACAGGGACAGTCAAAATGAACTCCGTAGTCGGAAAGGATGGACAAGTTCCGACAGTCGCGGCGGGGGCGGCTACGATGGGTTGGTGGGCACCCAGAGGTCATTTGGGTGGATTAACCACTTCCTATAGCAATACTACGACATTCGCGGTGTCAGCCGGGGAATGCTCTGATTCCACCGGAACAGTGGTAATGAAACTTACCTCTGCCTTTACCAAGACCACTGGTGCCTTTGTCGCTGGTACAGGTAACGGGTCATTGGATACAGGCTCGGTAGCCAACAGCACTTGGTATCACATCTTTATCATCCGTAAAGACTCTGATGGGTCGATTGATATTGCCACCTCTACCACGGCCACAGGCCCAACTGTCACAGGCTATACCTATTTCCGCAGGATATGGTCAATCCTGACTAACGGTTCCGCACAGATTACTTCCTTTATCCAAGTAGGCGATGTTTTAACTTGGGCGGTTCCTTCTACCGCTGTATCCAGTACAGGAGATCAAGTTGTAGCCTGTCCTCTTGGAGTTAGAGTCAATGGTTTATTTTCCTGCTATGTATACCGAAGTGATGGAGCTGATGCGTCTGTTACCATAAGGCCGAGCGATGGAACTACCGCCGTTACAGTTGTAGAAGTTCCGGCAACAAGTACAAGATATATTTACGGCGTAATACCGTGTCTTACGAATACGCTATCACAAATAACTATAGGCATAACGGGAACACCATCGCTCTATGGTGTCCAAACCATAGGATATACCGATTATCGCGGTAGATTTTCATAAAACGAATTAACCAAGGAGTAAATTAAATGGCAACAGATAGTGTAAAAGCGCAACAAAAATTCAAAGGCTTATCTTCAGATACAAAGCCTACCCAGAATGTACCGGCTATATCGGTATTTATCGAGACTGATACTGGTAATGAATATGAGTATTCTGGTACTTCTTGGATACAGAAAAGCACCAACGGCTCGGTGCTGGTCAGGCAAGTAGCCAATGAGGTTGCTTTTCCTGAACAGTGGTACTTGCCATTCACTGGTGTTGCTGGAGTGAATGACAACGATGTTGTCTATACGTCCACAGATGTCTCCATGTACAACGTTCACATTATCGAAGCCACAGCCGGGACTGTTGATATTCAGGTATCGGTGGATGGAACTAATTTTAATGCGCTGCAAGCGGCGGTTCTGTTACACGACGATGTAACCACAGGAGGCGGAGTGAAAGTTCTCACGATGGCAAGTGGGAAAATAGGAATCCTGACAGGAAAATACAATGCCATTCGTGTTCTCCAGAATGGAGCCACAGCTTCCAACGCCCGTGGTGGGCATGGGGTGATGTAATGACTTACGCATTCGCCCCTCCAAATGGATTTCCTCAATGGGAAGATTGTGGTAACGACCCATCAATTATTGCCTACGCCGCCTGCACTTCTGTAAACAATCTCGGAGGTGCTGCCTTATCTGGCGCAGGAGCAGGTTCAGTGACCTACTCCGATAATGGAATCCAGTTAAGTGCTACGGCATCGTTGAACTTTGTAAATGTACTTACGGCGGCACAGAAAGCCGCACTGGTTAAAGGGTTCACACTTACTTGTTGGGTGGAATCGGCGTGGATTGCAGATTCCTATGCCGGGACATCTTCCGGTGAGCATCTTATGGGGATGCAAGGGGCCGGTAGTTATTTCACTGGAGTAAAAGGCAGTGGTGGATACTATCTTCAGGGCAGATCAGGTTCTAATATTTCAAACACATCTACTCAGATCACGCAGGTAAAAAATATCGGAAAAGGAACCCATACCCGCATTGACATGGTGTACTACGGTGGCGGGAAAACACGATTCTATGTCGATCATCTTCCGGCCACGGAACTTAGTTTTGGCCCTCCCGATACAGCGCCTGCCGCCAATTTTATTGGGCTTGGGGGAAGTACGGCTGGAGTTGCTCCTATTAACCACAGAATCAAGAATTTTATGATATGCAACCGCCCCGTGACTTTGGCGGTGTCCCAAAAGTTTTCCCACATTGCCATTTTCGGACATTCATTCGTAGATCGTGGCGGATATTTAGCCAGTGGTGATCTGATCGTGGGCGATACGGCGCAAGGAGTAGGAGAGCCGGGATGCCTTGCCACCATCCATCGCAAGTTGGTACAGAAAGGACTGGAGATTCCTGTAGGTAAAATACGCAGCTACGGGGTAAGCGGCTCTGTTGTCAGCGGCATAGCGACACAGATTACATCTGCCACGGCCAATGGGCAGAGATTAAAGGTGGCCTTGGTAGAATCAGGGGCAAATGAAGTAACAGCAAGCGTAAATTCCTTTGCCACCGATTATCCGACATGGGTGGCCACATGGCAAACGCAGATAAATTCATTGGTGGCAGCCGGTGCAGATTATATTTTAATAGGGAATGTTGTTTCGACAGTAAACGCCTCAGCATTTAGTGCTGCTGCTTATCAGACACGATGTAATGACGCCAATGCGCTTATAGATTCCGTAATCGCAGCGAACCCAACTACCTGTCACAAGGTTGACCTGTTCAATCTGTTCGGGGGTCACAGTGTCAATTCTTCAGACTTTCTGACGGACAATATCCACCCAAGTCAACAGGGCCATAACAAGATCGGGAAGGCCTTCGCCGATAAATTGATTTCATTGCTGTGACCGCCAAACTCAAACGCGGGTGGGCGGGTGGCATGACCTACAAAGAACTCGCTAGGGTATAACATGGCCAACCTCTCCAAAGACGAAATCAACCAACTCGCTGAGGCGATACAGAGGGAGATAGATGGATTTTTCGTTAACTGAAGTATTACGTAGTGGCATTGAAAGTCTGGCCTGTTTTATTGGGACGACGAATCACCCACACAACCGAAAAACTGACCAAGGGTGGTTCAAGAATGTTATCGCTCCACTACTCGTAATTATGATCGCCGCGACCATCGGCGGGGTGTGGTCAGCCTTTCTGACCAATCACGATCAAGATAAAGACATCGCCGCCAACACACAGAACATTAAGGCTTTGGCTGCCGAAATGGAAAAACAGCGTGATCGTTTCGATGACAAGCTTGACCGGATATTGCGTGAGGTGAAGAGATGATGCTCGATTATCTGGAGAAGCAACTAATCCGACACGAAGCATTAAGAATGAAACCTTATACCGACACCGTTGGAAAATTGACTATTGGGATTGGCCGGAACCTGACAGATGTAGGCATCACTGAAGATGAAGCCATGCTTCTCCTGAAGAATGACATCGACAAAGTAGGACACGATCTGACTGACCATCTCGGATGGTGGAATGGACTCGACGAAGCTAGGCGAATAGTCCTGATGAACATGTGCTTCAATATTGGAATTACTCGTTTGCTCGGATTTCATAACATGTTGGTGGCACTACAAAACGGGGATTATCAGAAAGCCGCCGATGAGATGAAAGATTCTGCGTGGTATTCCCAAGTAAAAGGACGTGCTATTGAACTGGAACAGATCATGCGTACAGGAGTCTTGACGTGACAGAAGATACCAAAGATAACATAGCCCGTATTGGCCTACTGACGTTCGTGGTCGTGTGTTTTTTGGTATCTGCCTCTACGGGTTGGGCAGGGCCATTGGACGAACCGCGCTGCTGCTTTACTCCTTATCGCGATCTGGACGGGACGATTCACCGTAGCACGACTGTCCTGACTTATTTCAAGAAAGCCCATCCTTGTCCGGCTACGAGCCTTTCCACTGGAGCATGTCCCGGCTGGATCATGGATCATGTTGTTCCTCTGGCTTGTGGTGGGATAGATGCTGTGGAAAATCTGCAATGGCTTCCCACAGATATGTGGAAGATGAAAAGTCTGTGGGAGCGTAAGATTTATGGTGGGCATAATATCTCAGCGGGGTGTCCGTAATGGCTTTTGGAATTGATGACGCGATAGCAGCAGGGCTTAAAGTCTTGGACAAGTTTGTCCCTGACCCTGAACTGAAGGCCAAGGCCGAGGCGGAACTGCGGCATGACTTGATGGAGTGGGATAAGGCACAACTGGCCGTCAATGCTGTAGAAGCCGCCAACCCGTCTTTATTCGTCTCCGGCTGGCGTCCGTTCATTGGCTGGATATGCGGGACGGCGATTGCCTATCAGTTTGTGATCGTGCCTATCGGTACTTGGTTGGCAGCGATGGCTTCGATCATCGTCCCAGAAGCCCCAAAGCTGGACGCGCAATTATGGGAACTGGTAACTGCGATGCTTGGCATGGCCGGTCTGCGGACTTTTGAGAAGGTGAAGGACGTGGCTAGGACGTAAATGTCTGTGCGGCTAAGTGAGTTGAGGATGTGGATTTCACGCTATGAAAATATGAAGCTGAAATATGCTCGCCTCGAACGGGCTTTCCGTACTTATCGTGCCTGTGTAGAGTTTAAGGAAAAATACTTCACCCGTAAAACCAAAAGGAAGGCAGCATGAAATACCTTATTATTCTGGCCCTGATCTTCTCCCCCTCTGCTTTAGCCCATGACAGGGATAACCCTGTTCCAATCACACCCACAGAGCCAAACAATGGCGGCAGCGGGGAAGGCAACAGGAATGTGGAGAACTTCCTGCTAGGGGCCGCAGCCGTATGTCTGGGTATCTCCCTATACCATAAACGCCCATGCTGGCAGTCCGATACCGTCGTCCACTTTAAGGCCAAACAGGAGTTACCGAAATGACCTATGAGATGAAATCCCGGCTATTCCAAGCGGCTCTGGTGGTCGCAGGCGCGTTATTAGGTACTGGTGGCACCATAGGTACACAGAAGGCATTATCGTCGAATGTACCCACTCCACAGGCCCAAATAACAAGGGAAATAATCAACGTTACCCCCAAGTGCCCCGAAGTAAAATGCCCTGACGTATACCTTGATGGCCGTCACTGTCGTTGATGTATAAATCTAGTTATAAATCATCTTCTAATACTCTTTTTAAGAGTGCCAGCTCTATGTCCAGCCCAGGGGCCTCCCCGCCATGGCAATCGTCATACCATCCATCGGCAGAGGCTATTGCTTTTGCAAGGGCTTTTTTTAATGCAACAACATACTGGTAATCCAGTTCATTCTGTTCCCTATCTTCGCTGTCGAACATTGCACAACCTACAAATAATTTATAACACGTCGCTCAACTTGACGCCGCTTGCGCGGCGCAAGTTAGCTCAGTCGTTAGGCATCGCCACTTTTGAAATCTCCATCAGCATCGCAATGCGCAGGAGGGTATCCATGTTTTCTAATGTTCCAGTGCCGCAGAATGCGATTGGGCAGATTAACTACTACACGTACAACGACATCCCCTATAGCCACGGCGAGGAAGAAAGTTAAAATCGGGCTGTCGCTCATAAACTGGTAAATGTCCATGTTTGTCTCCTTGTTGATCGTTATGCCTAACCCTACGCTCAAGCGGGACTGCGCAAAAGCGCGCAGCCCCTTAGTTACACGTTAGCGGTCAGAAACAGTCTTACCGTCTTTCATTTTCCAAACGCATTCAAATGTTGCCGTTTTCGTCCAAGTTCCTTTTGTCAAAGTCATCCTTGCCGTACCATTCTTGCATTCTGTCAGCGCCTTTGGCATAAGCTCTGAAAAATCAGGGCTCTTTGAGCAACCAACCGCTAACAAGCCCATCGAGCCGACCAGCAACAGCAGCATACCAGTTTTCAAGTTCATTCGCTCACTCTCCTTCGTTTGTTTTTTGTTTTCGTGGCAGTCGGCTCATGGGCGGCGTTGTGCGTAAATTCTGCAACCAACACGACTGATCCTCGCAAAGTTATGATGGCACCGCATACATCGCACTTTTCGGTGCTACCTATAAGGTATCCAGCTATGGAGTTTAGAACATTGTTAATTTGATATGACTCACAAGTACAATCACCAGCATTTGACTGAAATTCTACTTTGTTACCACAGCAACAATCGACGTACAGCGAATCAAACATACCCATAATGGGTGCCTCCGTTTACGCCAAACCCCTTAATCTGGCTGACCGGGATAGGTCGGCGCACTTTCTTACTCCAATCACCGGCTCAGGCTCAGGATACCCACAGCCGATCAGTAACAGGATAATGATTGCGTATTTCATCTCACCCATCATTATCCCAATAAGACATAGATTCTGCTGCTGATTCTTCAGGTTCCATATTCCAGTCAGGCTGATCGCCACTGTCATAATCATCCACAGCGAACTCTTCGTCTACGCCAAGGCGGACCATATACGCAATGTATCTACGACGATACTCTGATACTCTTCTTTTGTAGTGACTGCGACACGGCGAAGCAAGGCGGCTGTCTCAGCGTACTCCTTGCTTATTTCTGTGTTTGGAGAATTTAATTCTGCATTAAGATCGTAGTGTTCTGCTAAAGTCAACAACTCGTTATAATCGCTCATCTCATCCTTTCTCCTTGATCTCTGCTAGGACTTGTTTGGCAAGGCAAGCAGTACAAACTCCTTTAATTCTACTGGCATTAACGCACGTTTCATCTTTAAAAAGTTCAACAAACTCTATCAACCTCGCCACCCGCGCTTGGCTCTTGTGCAGGGAAGCTTCGGCTTTCTCGGCGCGTCGAATCTCCGCATCATAGTTCAGGTCGCTCATGTGTTGGCGCTTCTTCGCCTCCGCCAACTCGGATTGAAGGCGGGAGATTTCCGCTCGCAGCGTTGCCGGATCATCAACATGCTCAATGATTGATGGGATGGTTACACTCTGCCAGCATTTATGATCTGCTGTAAGAGATCGGCCACAATAGGGGCATTCACCGTATTTAGGTTCGCTCATCTCATCACTCCTTCGTCATCAGTAGGCCAACCATCTTTTCCTAATCTGCTCATTTCCGTTCCTCCAGTAATGCTTGGATGATGCCACAAGATTCTGCCAGCATATCAGCCAACACTCCGGCGTCTGTGCTGTTCAACATCTGCCCCTCGAATATCTTATTACTAGCGGCTTTGCCAGCTTCCTCTGCTTCTATAACAAAGGCCAAAGCCAGCTTCTCCGCATCTGATTCGATGTGAGGGGCAGCATCCCAAGCCAGTCTAAATTTATGTAGCTGTTTTTCAGAAGTAAACACAGTCCCGCTGGGCACAGTGATGTATGTTTCTCCCATCGCTTTCCGCATTTCTTCTGTCGGTTCACGGGCGATTAGCTTGAGTTTGGTCATATCGGCATCTTTGCTTGTTCAGTTGCTTCTCTTCTTTGCTTCGCCTCGATCAACTCGATTACCTTATGGGCGAGCATGTCTGCTGCCGAATCAATGTTGATATTCGGAGAACCTCCCTTGCTTCCTACGGCATCCAGTTTTCTGCGATGTTGTAGTGCCTTCGCCAACTTCAACGCTTCTGCGTCTGTGAGTGTGGTCATTTGTCCTCCTTCAAGTTGGTTCAGGCACGGCAAGCACTAGATTTGCAGTTCCGGTCTCATAGTTACCTTGCCGCGCCTCCCCCTTCACCCTGTCAACCGGACAGGGACGGTCATCGCCCCAACTGATTACGCTCGCAGTTAAAGGCGGAGACTCGGTACAGAAATCATTAAAAGAGTTTGGCGGCTGGCTGGCTTTAGGATCGTTACAAACTGTCCAGCATCCATCTGTCAGGTTTCCCTCAACCGCCATTCTCCTGTTTTGCCTGAAAGCCTACACATCGTCTGCATCGGCTCTCAAGCGCGACTCGTTAATCTTCTACCCGTCTCCATCCCTCTGGGGTTCTCTCCCTAGCCCGCCGGAACCGGAAGATGCCTTTGAGGAAATTGATAGGAGCGTGGGTATCGAAAGAACGCAGATGCTCCATCGTCACTTCCGTTGCGTCGATTACTTTGAGATACAGCGTCATCGGATCTTTTGGATCGGTATAAACTTCGCAGCCCTGGACTGCCTGAATGACGTGGTGATGCCCGGTTTCCGAATGAGCCACGATGTACTTCCCATTTTCGGGGATCAGCGGCTTGAGTCCTGCCGGAAGTTTATGAATACGCTTGATCCATATATCTCCTTGGGCGGCTTGATTGACGAATGTCTCTGCTTTCATGGTCATGTCCTCACTTCTGGTTGATAGTCGGTATCCTGCCAAATCCATTGTTGCGCCTGCAACGCGGTCTTGGCAGGGTCTACGTTCTGCGCGAACTCGCGTCCGGTTCCGCAAGTGTACTTCAGGAAATACTCGTTGGGCGCGTCCGGCAGGTCGACGCGGTAGAGCGTCCCGATCTGCGGATTCGGGTCGCGGTCGATGACTGTTGCGTTAACTTCTTCCAGAATCTTCGCCCACCCCAGTATCTCACAACCGGCGCGGCGTTGTTCGGCATTTGGCCAATTCAGTATTTCAGCGGCGGAAGGCAATTCATCTACTGTCCATCCGTCTGGAATGCGAGTTCCATGCCAGCATGAAAACCCCCATCCGTCGCGGTAGTGGATTGAGTGACCTGTCTGGCTGTGTAATCGTCCTTGCTCATCACGTTTAATGTATTCCGGTCGGTCTGCTATAACCACTACATTCTTATGCCACCACGTCCATCCGCAAGACTTGACAAGCGTTTCATTGATTTCGAACTTTTCGAGTATTTTATCCTGCCATCCGCACACGTCACGGAAGAATGAAACCCAAGCCGCGAATCCTGACCATGTTGCATCGATACCGTAATTATTAAATCCATCTTTGGCAGATTGGAAATTTTCCGCTTTGACCTTATCCCAGACCTGATCCCCGACCTGATCCCTGACCTGAGCCACGACCTGATCCCCGACCTGATCCCCGACCTGAGCCCCGACATGAGTCCAGACCTGAGTCCTGACCTGATCCCCGACCTGATCCCCGACCTGATCCCAGACCTGAGCCACGACCTGATCCCTGACCTGATCCCTGACCTGATCCCAGACCTGATCCCTGACCTGAGCCACGACCTGATCCCTGACCTGAGCCACGACCTGATCCCAGACCTGAGTCCAGACCTGATCCCCGACCTGATCCCTGACCTGAGCCCTGACCTGAGCCCTGACCTGAGCCATGACCTGAGTCCCGACCTGATCCCAGACCTGAGCCACGACCTGAGCCCTGACCTGATCCCCGACCTGAGTCCTGACCTGATCCCCGACCTGATCCCAGACCTGAGCCACGACCTGATCCCTGACCTGATCCCTGACCTGATCCCAGACCTGATCCCTGACCTGAGCCACGACCTGA